GCAGAGTTTTATCATATGTTTGCGAAGTATATAGATGTGGACATAATGGGACAGGTAGAAAAATACAGACAACAAGGTTGGCCAGAGCATGCAGGACTGTGGGCCTGTGGCTTATTAGTTAGAAGGAACAATGAGAGGGTTAGAAAGTTTAACAAGTTGTGGTGGAAGCATATAAACAAGTATACCTACCAAGATCAGTTAAGCTTTCCAATTTGTGTTAAGGAGAGTGGAGTAAAGCTAAAGACCCTAGAGCTGCCACTTAATGATAATAGATTAATTATGTTTTTAACACCTCATGCAAGCATCGAATAAATACAAGCAAGTAATATTTATAATAGGGACAACAGCCTGTGGTAAAACAACTGTGTCGGAAAACTTTAGGTATCTTTACAACGCAGATATTATACACATGGATAGCTTTTATGATTTTGCTGGTGTTGTTTATGACAGGCAAGACTATTCTCAATTAACCCTACAAGAAGAGCAAGACAAGTATCCTGATATAAACGAGTGGAAGGCTAGATGGCTAAGGTATATGTTAAGGATGGTTTTAAAAAGCCCAGCAAGAACGCTGGTTGTAGAGGGGTCTACGCTTCATAAGGCAAAGGAGAGAGATATTGTGATGTCTTTAGTTAATGCCCCTAATATAGTTTTGCTACTAGAGCCATGGAATTGGGAATTACTTTACAGTACAAAACATGGTTTAAGGGCAGACAGGAATATGCTAGAAGGATTTAAAAAGGGGGTAGAGGGGGATTATGTTTTAATAAACAACTTAGGAGAATTGACGCAACCCTTGGTTTACCAGAGGGTAGGTTTTACAGACAAGAAGTGGGAGGCACTAAAAATGGGGTGTGTGTATGGTAAGAGTTTGCTAGACTTAGGGTGTTCTACTGGGTGGTTTAACATGTACGCAACAAGCGATGGGGTTGGAAGATATGTGGGGGTAGACAACCAGTGGAAGCAGATAATAAAAGCTAGAAGTGACCACTATGGGGAATATATACTAGGAGACATTGAAGAGTACCTAGACACCACTAAAGACACTTTTGACGAAGTAATCATGGCAAGTACCCTACACTACTTTGATGACAAGGAAGGAATAATTAAAAAGATAGCCAAGATAACAGACGGGTGCTTTACTCTTGAGATACCTATACACAAAACACAGGAGGAAGAGGACGAGTTTGCACAGTATCCTGTTGAGGGACAGGCCTATGTTATACCTACTCAAAAGCTAGTGCTAAGGTGGATGGGGAAGCATTTTAAGAGAGTTGAAGTGGTAGGGGAGTCTGTACCACCAGATGGTAGTTATAGATTAGTATTTAAAGGATGGAAAAAATAGGGATAGTAGCTACAATTTATATAGACAATGACAATACCTATAGGCAGGCCCAAAGGGCACTAAAGTCTATGAAGAGCAAGTATAAGCTGGTGTTTTATGCGAGAGTAACAAAACTCAATAAAAGGTATGAGAGGATACTAAAAAAGTTTGACAAGGTATATAAGAACAGGAAAAACATATTAGCAAGAAGCTGGAACAAGGGAATAGAAAGGGCTTTAAGGCAGGGGTGTAAGTATGTGATACTCCCCAACCTAGACATAGAGCTAGCCAAAGACACGATAGACAATTTAGTAGATTTTGCTAAAGGGGATGATAGCGTTATGTGGAGTGGTAGGTGCAGTAACACAGGGGCTAATTACCCACGGGGAGATTTTATTGTAAACAGTTTTGATGTGTACGACAACTTTTCTCTCTTTATGGTGGGGCCTAGGCTGTTTAAAGAGGTGGGTAAGTTTGACGAGAGATTCGAGCCTGCTTACGGAGAGGATGTGGATTTACAGTATAGGATAGACTTAGCAGGTAAAAAACATACGTGTGTAGACAAGGCAAGATTTAAACACCATGGGCAGACTACACTTAAACATTGCCATGGGGTTACCCTGGAAAAGATTAAGGGAGACACTGACAAATACTTTATTAAAAAGTGGGGTGGGCTACCAAGAGAGCAAGTTTATTTAAAACCTTTTAACAAATGAGCTATTACGTTTACAATCATCATGACTTCTGGCAGTGGCCCTTACCAGAGGGGGACTTAATGGATTCTAAGGTGGCGTTTATGTGGAGTGATTGGCCATTTAGGAATGAGATTAGAATGTTACGCAATATGGGCAAAAAGATAGTCTGCTACGAGCATGGGTTTGGTGCTATGTTTGATTATGAGCTAAACGATAGAGACCCTATTGCTGATGGCTACGTGGTATTAGGGCAAGAGAGTAAAGAATCTTTGGTAAGAGTAGGGGTAGACCCCAAGAAGATACTTGTATCAGGCAATCCTATTTATGATGGTATTAAAAAGACTAAACACACAGGTAAGGAGGCGTTGTTTGTAGCACTGCATTGGGTAAGCGATGTGTCCTATTACAATCAGGTTATATTTGAGCAATTAAAAACAGCATACCCACAGTTTAATTGGACTGCTAAGTTGACAGATAAGACGGGTAATCTAATAGCAGATAAAAAGTGGCACAATAATGTGGAGAGCAATATTCTACAAGACATCAAAGAGAATCTACCTAATTATGATATGGTGTTTACCCCAAGACCTTCTACCTTTGAGAGTTTTGCAAGGCTTATGGGTATACCAGTTTATGTGGTGGACGAGGAGCAATCATACGCAAGGGAAAATGATCCAGAACTAATGCCTATGAACAACACATACTTAAAGATAGGGGATAGTCTACCAGAGCAAAAGAAGATAGACATGGGTAAGTATATAAAGCGACCTAGTTTAAGTTTAGATTTAATTTTAGAATGGACTAAACAACTATGAGTGACGACATAAGTAAGCCCTATACCAAAATGACCAGTGAGAACAAAAAGAACTTTGAGGAAGGCTGGGATAGAATCTTTGGGCAAAAGCAAAAACTAGCAAGAGAACTACACGAGATAAACAGCCAAAGACACAAGATTATAAACGGTATACAGTCAAAGGGGGGTAGGACTAATGGGAGAGAATGGGAACTTTTGTCTCTTAAAAAGAAGAGAGAGAAGATTATAAGACAATTAGACCGACTAAAGTAATGGTATAATATATAAATAAATAACCTATAATTCGTAAGTATGAGCAAAGCAACCACAGAGCAAGTAGAAGAAAGTGAGAATAAGTCTATTATACAAAAGCATAGTTATCAGGACTATCTTTTGATTTATTCTGAGTTAGAAGTATTAGATAAGGCTACAAGGGCATTGTGGGTATTAGCTATGACTACAGAAGATGAGAAGTTAAAAGCAGATATTCTTAAATGGTTTGTAGAGTCTGGAATAGGAAGGGCAACCCAAAGAACAGACATAACAACCAATGGAGAGTCTATATCTTCAGGAGTTATTATTAAATGGGAGGATGATGAAGAAGATATACGAACCACATAAATACCAGGTAAAATTCCATAAGAGCAACGCCAGATTTAGAACCTTTATAGCGGGAAGAAGGGGAGGAAAAACGCTAGCTGGAACTATGGAAGCCCTGTCTTGTGCCTATGGCATGAGGGTAGGGAGTAGACAAGAGACAGGAACTCCTACGCATGGCTGGATTATATCGCCTACTTATCAGATGCTTAAAGATGTAAACATACCAGTCTTAATGGAATGGTGTAATCCTAAAGCGATAGCAAGTTGGAATAAGTCGGACAATAGGCTGGAACTTACCAATGGGAGTACCATAACACTTAGAAGTGGAGAAAACCCTGATAGGTTAAGAGGAGTAGGACTGGACTGGCTATGGCTTGACGAGGCTTGTTTTATGAGTAAGCAAGTATGGGAAGTATTGTATCCTACACTTACAGATAAAAACGGTATTGCATGGGTAACAACAACCCCACAAGGGTATGATTGGGTATACGATACATTCTACAAACCTGCTATAGACAAAGAACCAGACTTTGAAGCATGGAAGTTTACTACCTTAGACAATCCCTACATTGACCAGAGTTTAATAGAACAGGCAA